CTCCATCAGTTCCTGCACCGCCATTACCGCCATTACCGCCATTACCGCCACGAGCATAAATAGCTCCAGCATTTACTAATTTACTGCAAGCAATAAGAATAGTTCCGCCTGAACTACCAGAACCACCACTTCCACCACCACCACCACCCCAAGTGCCAGACCAGCTTTCACCTCCTCCTCCACCGCCATTACCACCTGGTGCTCCTGAACCATTCATTCGTACGGGCGTATCAGGATAAAAATTCCGCATTAAAATTATCTCTGGAGTATGTCTGATTTTTGAATTAGGTGTAGGAGCAGTAGCATCACCAGATGCACCTGCATTACCACCTTCACTACCAGCATATCCACCATAAGTTCCACCTTGACCGCCTGCTGCTCCTGCACCACCATCTGAACCTAATGCATTTGCTACAGCAATACCTGCATCACCATGTCCGCCAACACCCGAATTACGATTGTTATAGCCAGAGCCACCTCCTCCATTTTCACCAGCACCGCCTGCGCCAGTTCCTTTAAGAAATTTATCAGCAATACCAGCACCACCTGCACCCGCTCTACCTGCTTGAGTAGTGCCTGAACCATTAGTTCCATTCGTTCCATTATTGCCACTATTTTTAATAGTTCCATTATTTGTTAAAGTTCCTTTTACAAAAATTCTAAAACTTGCAGTAGTTAAAATTTTACCACTGTCAATAGTCAAATCATCATAATACATATCTCTGGAAAGAGTAGTATTAGCAGAAATAGTAACATCTCCATCTGAACCATCTTCAAATACTTTAAGACCAGCCATATAGCCATCTGCATTCCATCTTGCTACTTTATCAGCAGTAGGTGTAGCAGCTGTATCATCGTTAGTTACATATTTATTTGTTGAATTTGGCGTTCCAGTTCCTGCCAGAGCGTTCTTTTGGTCAAGAGTTGGAAGTTGTATGCTGTATTTACTTGTAGCAATTATTGAAGGATTAACAACTAATCTTGCGCCAGTACTACCTGCCGCAGTTCCCGCTTCAAGCTCTGTTTTAGTAGCTTCTTCTACTATACCTTTAGCAGTCGCACTAGCGTGCGGTTCAAGTAAAAGAACCTTCCGCAAATCTTTAAGAATATATCCTTCACCTGCTGCTTCATCAGTATCTGTAATTTCTACCTGTCCTGCCCTATTATAAACTTCACAGATAGGCATATTGTCTTCTGGTGCTGTTGGTGCAGAAGGCGAATCCGCTTCAACGCCTGAGGTTATAACTATTTCAGAAGACGAAGCAAAACTAACTACATCAATCCTTGAACTTGCGGCAGGTGCTGACATAACAGGCGAAAGTCCGCCAGTGAAGTCAACCTTAGTGCCTCTAAAATAGACAGTGGCATCGTGTATGTATAGTTTTAAAGTAGATGTTGCACTAGCAAGAAGAAAAGCAGACATCTTTGCTTCATCTCTTAAAAAATTATATTGATCCACAGTTCCTGTATCACCGCCAGCAACTGCATCAGTTTTTCTTGACATAAATTTATATTAGATTAATTACGAAACCATATAACGCTTTAAATAAGGATGTCCATTCTTGTTTTCTTTTCTGTACTTTAATTCTTTGAATTTTCCGTTGATATTCATATAGCGTTTTCCATTCGCTATCTTATAATCTGCCATACCTCGTTTCTTTTTTTTCTTTATTTTTTGCATATTAAGTATTGAAAAGATTGATAACATATTCCACCTTAGTATCTTCTCCTATACTTTTCGCATATCCAGGAGAAATAATACTTCTGGAAAATATCTGATTTCCAGAGAAGAGACCAAATTCATGATAAGTATCTTCAACTAATTCAGAATCAGTTATAAAAAATTCAAAAGTTAATTGACTTGTAGTTGTTTCCGTAACAGTCGCTACAACAATATCACTAACAATAGCGTTTCCCAAATCAGTGTCATTATTAGTAGCAGCAGTACTGTCCTTTCCAATCTTTGCTGAAGTAATTTCCAAAGCGTAGGTAGTAGTTCCAGCCAAGTGTTGAAGAACTAAATTTAATCCGTTATTTGTATTTGAAACTACTAAATTTTTATGCCACTTAGTTTTTCTTAAAACAATTTCTGTGCCAGCCTTAAAAGTGGTCAATTGTAATTTACCTTGTATCCCTGATTTATCGCATATTTTTGTCATAATATTATATTAAGTTTTCCAAGTGCATAAATTCCAAACCATAGGATTTGGTTCAGCCCCGCTAAACCAGACATAGTCCTCTGTTGTCGTAGCAGAAGTAGAAGATATTGTCGCTGTTATCTTACAGGTGCTATCTAGCTGAATAAGGGTTAGCAAGTTCTCTGGATCAAATTCTCTTATTTCTCTGGTTCTTATCAAATCTTGTAATATCTGAATTATACCAATAGTTCGCATAGTTGCTAATTGTGCCGTCCACTTTCCTTTATCTTCTGCTAATAGTTTAAATTTAACGCTTTGTATTAAAAAATCTTCATTAATCCCAAGCAAAGTAGAATTTATTGTTATTATTTGTCCACTTCTTAATCCAGCTACGTCAGTATCAAATTTCCCTTCTATTATTCCGTCTTTGTACGCTTCTATTTCCGCCAAAGCGTATGTAAGTCCTTCTTCCCTACTTTTAATACTTTTATCTTCTTTAAAAACTTCATAAGTTCCATATGTAAGAATTGACGTTGGGTCTGTTATCTTTACTATTATCGGAAACAAAGGAATCCCTGTAATATCAACCTTTTTACTAATTGCTGGTTTTGTGCCAGCTTTAAATCTTATGTACTTTTGACCAAAGTTCCAGAAACAATCATAGTCATCTTCTAAACTTAAGAAATCAATTCCAACTGTTGTTGTTGACGCTTGGTCTTGAACATAGACAGTAGGTTCTTCGGCAAATTTATTCGTTAAGGGAAACGTTATCTGGTCTCCATCTGCAATATAAGATTCAGTTCTTTCTGAAGCCCTTTCTTCTGCTCCTCTAATAGTAACACTATTTCTCAACTGGCTTAAATCATCTTTTATAATAAGAGAATCTTGAAGATAATTCCCGTTATCATCCGTTATTTCAAAGGGCGCTACATTGGTAGTTTTTTCAAAAAAGTGAATATCTTTATCTTCATCTACATACCAATAATATCCAACTTCTTTAGCTAACTTATCTAAACACGCAGACATAGATAATCTATTGAATACTATTGTTTTTACAGTTATAGCGCAATCAACATTGACTACTGTAAATCCGCTTGCATACTCAGTAACTATATCGTTTATAATATAATTTACTGTTTGGTCGTCAAACCTTTCAAGCACTAATTCTCTGTCTAACTGAAACGAATGATCCACACAAAGAACTTCGTACTCCACTATCTGACCATCTTTGATTGACTTTTTAATCTCTAAAATAGTTCCACCAAACTCTTTGGTGGCATCTATATTTAATATAACTTCTTGACCTATTATAGGAGTAAATCCGACATCACCATACTTCTCAACCTTGAATTTTACCTTATCCTTTTTGTCGTTTATAATATCTGTCTTGGTCAAATTTTTTGAAATAATATGAGAAGTTACATCAACTGAATTTACAAGAAGTTCTATTGTCATCGTGGTTATTTATAATTTTATAGTTCGTTTTAATTCGTCAGCTATTCCTTCACCAAACATCTCTAAGGCATCTTCGCTAAGATAATTACCGCCCATTACATTTACAGTGATATTTAATCCTCCAGCGCCAGCTCCTGCTAATCCTCTATGAGCATCTTTCAAAGGAATTACTGCTTCTGGACCAGCTTCACCTATCAATGCTATGGTTGGCTTTGTTACAACACCACCTTCAGCCAGATGAGCAATCTCTGAAATCATCGTCATACCTGGAACCATGCCTGCCACCTTATTAGCTTGACGAATAAAGTAATTAATCTTATCTATCGCCCAATTAATACCACTTAAAATTGTGTCTTTGATATTTGTCCACGACCCAGTTACTGCATTCTCCATCCCTATCCAAATATTGCCAAGATACTCTGCTATACTATCCCAAACATTACTAAAAACAACTACTATCGCATCCCAAATAACTTTTAAAGATTCTTTAAAAACTTCCCAGTCAT